GCCCCAACAAAAGAATTTTACAAGATTATCCCTGTTCCTTTCGTAAAGTTAAATCCTTCTTCGACCCAACGGATGGCAGTTGAGCAATTCCTCAATGCTTTTACAGAAACTGGGGTTCCGTTCCTCGACACGTTAATTAAGAGTTTGAACAATGCCATTCAATTTCAAGAAGCCCTCCCGTTCTTCAGGGGTTCTGTAGTATCGAAGGACTACAAGTCGGAGCTCAAAGCTGTGATAAAAAAACAAGAACCATCCTATAAGGCTATGGGTAGTCGAATAGTCAACCGACGAACTTTTCAGACCAACTACAGGTCACTAGGTATCCATCAAGACTTAGTCCGGCTTACCGGGATAGATCTTCTGAAAGAGATGGGGAAAACTGTTGAGAAACAATTTGAACATATAGAATCTTATGGGTTAGATCATGACATGGGCGTGGTAGAGCAGCTCAAAAACTGGTTCATTAAAGACACTGGAAACACTGATTCAATGCTTGTTAACCCAAATTTCACTGGTACTTTTGGACTGTCTCGAGATGTTTTGAACGAATTGAAAATAGATCTTAATCTTCTAATAGCCGAGCAAGGTGGTGCTAATGCGTTCAAACTTGCTAGTTTCTATACTCAACTTTACACGGAGATTGCTTTTATGGGGGAGCAGAATTCCAGGAGCAATAATGTTACAGTGTCAACGTTAGGGTCTACCAATTGCCTCGTAATATTACATGGAGGAGGTCCATTAGGTAGGCCAGGGACTAAAAGGAAGTTCTGGTTGATCTTCGAACACGATAACTACGATTTCCCTATAAGGGCAACTAACAGGTGTCATATAGGGAAACGTTACACAGTCCTTTTCCCCGTAAACGTAGATTCATTAACAGCTGCCCATCACCTAATGACCGAAAAATTCACTTGGGATGTTTGTTTTGGGTCTCTATTAGACTCTTCAAAACAATTTCTAAATGATGATGACCGTGTTGACATGTTCTTTACAAGGCTGATCCCTAGGTTCAGCAATCTTAAACCCTTAAATATACTACTCATGAATGTCCGTTACACCGCACTAGCATGTTCTGCATTCTTTTGCAATCTTGAGACGTTACTCAAAGGGATGGCGACTCCTAGCCGAGACATCCTTTCTGTCTACTTCTTGAATAAGATAATGAAGTGCATATCTGACTTTTATGATCCTGATTCAGGCAGATCTCACATATTTAAATCTGACATAGCACAGGATCCAGATGATAAAACCGTAAGGACAGTAGTGAGGAGTCCAAGGTTTTTAGGAGATGGTTTTCACGATTCAGCAGTAGGCATAATTGATGAATCTTACTACTTCTGTTCTGTTAGCAAGGAGATAAGGTCTCGTTACCATAGCATGGCAGAAGCCTTCAACAAATTACTCGAATCAAAAACGTCCTTCGATGAATTTTATAAGAAAGACCCTTGGTTAACTAGAGGTTTTTCCCCTATGATGTCTCACGAAGATTTCCTAGAATACTACCTTAGGGAGGCTGGTCAAACTTGTTTCAATGCTAAAGCCATGGACGTTTGTGGTAAGTTGTTGAAGTCACGGGTAGCCAATACTATCGACATACAGTCGAACCTAGACCATAAAATGACTATTAATAGCATATTAACCTTCGCAACTAACAAAGCCATGGTTACAGACCCTAAGCACACGGCACACATAGTCTCCCCTGAAGAGAAAGAAGAAAGGAGAAAATTGTATAACAAAAAAAGATTAGAATCTCAAGGCAAAAAGAGGGCTACAGTTAATCGAGCTGAGAAAAAAGCTGCTACTGAACAAAGTCTTCAACTGAAACTTAAGATGGGTCGGATGAAAATGTATGATTGGATTGGTGATCCTCTATCGAGTGCTGATATAGAGATGTCTGGGAAGGGAAAAGCCATAGAAGCTGGTTATAAGTACATTAAAACATGTGAGGATGTACGTATATGCACTCTTTACAAGATTGTGATGTCTAAGTTTACATCAGCCTTTTTCACTCTTTTCCCGAAGCCACAAGACGGAGGTGGTAGAGAAATAGCTATTCAAGACTTTTTCACACGTGTTTCAAGCTATTTCTTAGAGCGCATGACTGAATCCATTTGCAAGTACTTTGAAGAAGAAATGATTACCAAAGCATCTAGGAAAGCAAAAATCCAAGGCGACACAGTAAAAAAGTTTCGCACAGAGCAGAGGGAAAGCTTCAAGAAAGGAGGCGATGAAAGGTGGTTTGCCATGTTCGACGATTGCGATCACACTCGCTGGGGTCCTTCTCACAATTTATTGTCCTTCTTGATTCTCCTTAGATGTTTTTTCACAGGGGAAAATGAGCCTTTTTTCCATTATTTCCTTATGGGAGTGTTCAGGATGAGTTCCAAAGTAATTGAAGTTCCCAAAGAACTACTAATATTTTGGACTAGGGATTTTGACCCTGAGAAATTCAGATCCAATAAGGCCCTATACGATGTGAGCATGGAATTCAAGAGGAC